AAATAGTTACTTCAGGCAACTTCCAAACCTCGATTATCCCTCTTTAAGGAATGATCGAAATTCTGCATATGACTATCAAGTAGTAAAAAACATATTCAAAAGGGCAGTATTGCGTGATGATATTTTTGACGAAGTTACAGCTTTTACAAAATATTCTGTGCAAGGTGATGAGAGACCAGATCAAGTTGCATATCAATTTTACAATGATTCTGGTCTTGATTGGGTAATATTAGCTACAAATAACATTGTTCATGTCAGAGATGAGTGGCCAATGGGTAATCAAGATTTTTTGACATATCTCAACGCAAAATATACAGAGGCACAATTAGCAAATATTCATCATTATGAAACTAAAATTATAAGAGACTCAAGTGGTACATTAATTCAACCAGAGGGAAAAACAGTTCCAGCTGGATATACAGTTAACTTTTTAGATAATGGTGTTCTCAGGTCAGAGTCATCACTTACATCATTTAGTTTTTTAGAACATGAAACTAATTTAAATGATGCAAAAAGAGATATTAATATTTTAAAATCTGAGTATTTAGGTTTATTTTTAGAAAATTTCCGTGAAATTATGGAATATAAAAAATCTAGTCAATTTGTCAATCAAGATCTCAAAAAAACAGAAAATCCAAGACTCATATCACCATAAAAAAAGAGGTCGTAGAAACGACCTCTGGCGTAAAAAATGGCCCGAAATTTTTTTCGGGTCTTTTTGTATTTTAATAGCGATTTTTAGCCACCGTCTAGGTCACAACCGATGGTGCCTCCGACAACCGCACCTAATGGGATTGCCCACCAACGACCATCACCTCTAGACATTGCAGCACCAGCGCCACCACCCAGTAACGCACCAGCTATTTTTCCATCAGAACAATCATTGTTATCGTATTCAACAACAGTCTCACGACGAACTATTGGATCTGATTTACAAGGGACTTCAATCACTTCTGTATAAGAACTGACATAGCCAGGAGCTGATTTTGTGCCAGGCACATATTCTTCTCTATAAGTTTCCCTATAACAAGTTCTGCTGGTCGTTTTCCATATAATCCCATCATCAGCAATCGCAGCAACGGGACTGAATGCAAGTAATGATGCGAGTAATATTTTCATAATTAAGACTCGGCTAACTTTGCGAAGTAACTTAGTGCATCTTCTTCATCCTCATCAGTATTTACAGAGGATGGAGTTGTGTCAACAACAGCACGACCTTCACTTAAGTCCTCTAAGTTATTATCTTCATCAATAACTTCGGGGTCTTGTTTTTTTGGTGTAACAGTAAGACCAAGAACATAATCAAGTCTCTTCTTGAGATCTTCATATGATTTGAACTGATCTGGAGCAACAAGTTCTGCAACAGAGTATTCCTGTTTCCAGATTGCTTCCATTGCATCGTCATCATCTAGAAGTGGAGCAGGAGCAGCAAACTCAGATGAGTCATAGTTCCAATATCCAGCAACCTTTTTGATCTTAAGTTTGAAGTTTGCACCAGCCCAGAAATCAAATGGGTTGATTGCTTGTTCATCTTCAAACTCAGGTTGCATTGCAGCAGTTACCTTATCAAAGATTTTCTTTCCATATCTAAACAAGAATACTTTACCTTCATTCGCTGGGTTTGAAGGATCTTTTACAACATAAACGTTACTGTAATAAGATAACTTACGTTTCTGTTTTCTTGCGACTTCCTTATCGGAATCAACACCTGAGTTCCAGAGTTGTGAGTTATGCTCTGATACTGGGTCTTTCTGACCGAGTGTTGTTAATGAGTTCTCAATATACCAACCACCAGATGCTTGGAAAGCGTGAGTATAAAGTTTTGCCCAAGGCAAATCTTCTCCGTCTGGTGCAGGGAGAAATCTGATTACTGCGTAACCATTACCTGCTTTATCTACTTCTGGTTTCCATAAACGATCATCTACACCGTTTGAACCTTTGTTCATTTTTTCCACCTGACTAACAAGTTTTGCAGTCAGAGAACCAAGTGAGGATTGTTTTTTTAGATTAGAAAAAGACATTAGATTTTATTAGATTTATTTTTATTTGTGTTAAGAAGACCATCTGCCCGACTCATAGAGTTGCATCTTAGGTCAAAAAAGAGGGAGGTTGGATTCCTGTGTACCAACAAAAGACGGGCATTTCTACAGTTTAGAAAAACGTCTCTGCCTGAGACCCGACTGGTAAGTCGATTCTCCTTTCGGAGCAGCACCACCTGTGTCTCATCACCTTAACCAGCTATATGCCAGTAAGTTTATTCAGTCACTCCCAACGTAAGCGTCCTTACATTTTTAATATAACACACTACTATTTAGTTGTCAAGCGTTTCTCTCAACTTACGAATTGAACCCTTTAAATTATCAAACATCTGTTCTACGGTTGCACCTCTAGGCATACCCATCTGTCTAAGTGACTCTCTCATATTCTCTGCAACTAACAATGCATCTTCATCATCAGAAATTTTACATCTAAAATACATGAGTTTTTGTTTCTCTAGTAACTCTTCAATTAAATCAAGTTGTTCTGCCTCATCCTCCTCATATCCTGTGACAGGAGAAAAGGCTGTATCAATAATACTATTTGTGATTAAATCTTGAAGTTCCTTGATCTCTTCAAGACTGGCTTGAACCATTTCTGAATCAAAAAACTCACTGCTAGAATCAAACTTCATTTAACTACAATCTCCTTGAGGGTTTGTTTGTATTTTGTAATGTTAATATTATTTAACAAAAAAGGTTTGTATTTGTCAAGTTTCATACTGACGGTTTTCCATACAAAATCATCTAACTTGTCATCAAAGTCTTTTTTGTATCCAAGCATACCATCCAGTATTACTAATGTTTCTGTTGTAATATTTTTCTTTAAATGTTCTTTAATAATAATTGGATGTTTACCATTCTTACATTCAAACAAAGAGTTAAAATCTCTGTCACTACAAATCTGCATCATCTCTTGTTTGAAAAGATAATTCAAACTCTGTATCTTCTTTTTCCAATCGTTATATTTGTCTTCGCCTGTTTCTATAATCTCTCCTATCCACATTCTTTGTGGGTCATCACACTGAGAGAATATAGCAGTGAAGTAATCTACAATGTCTTCGTCTTTCTTTTGACGAGACATTTTTTCAAAAAAATATTTGTCCTTTCTCTTATTAAATGATGTGGTGGTTGCGTTTGTCTTACCACCATACTTAAAATAATCAAAGTTATCCTTCGTAAAATGATTCTTGAATGCTAGGTAAGTTCTGTAACAATCAAAACCAGTCATAAGGGCAGTTTTGCTCTTGAGGTACGTTTGAGATAGTTGAGTTCTGTTGCTTCCCATTTCAACTTCTCCTTGAGTGGTTTTGAAATGAGTTTCGGCACGGATTCAACGTCAATGGCATTTTGTTCACAATAATGTACGATAGCATCAATATAACCTAGATTGTCATTTTTGACAATAGCTTCTATGTCCTGTGCAAACTGTGCTGAACAGAGAAACTTTTCTTTAAGAGCTTTGTTGATGTCACCCATTAACCACCATTCGGTTTTTGATAAATTCTTTAACATATTTGACCAATAATTTAATGTAATCACCTTTGTTTCTTTTATCATAAACCTTAACCTCACCGTTTGGTGTGACCATGATTGTGATAAGTTTTTGGATAGGAATTCCAGTCAGTTCATAATACATACAGGCATATGCAACCTCTTGAACAAAGTATTGTTCAATCCATTCTTCTGGTTTAATCTTTTTCGAGGTCTTAAAATCAATAACAGCGAGTCCGCCCTCATATTCGGCGATACAATCGACTCTTCCTGCCAGACCAAGGTATTCAGAATAAAGTGTGCGTTCTATTGCGTGTATCTTTCCTATCTTGTCTAAACTTGACTTCGCACTGTGAAACATAAACTGAGTCAGTGGTTGGTAATCATTCCAATCTAACTCTTTGTTCTCAAGATAGGCTTGTGCAGCTTCATGAAAGTCCGTACCACGTCGAGTTGCCTCTTTTGTGACACGATCTGCTTCTTCATTCCCGACTCTCTTTCTCCATTCACGAAACACCTCTCGATTATAGAAACTAGTAACAGAGGTGAT